GAATGGTTCTTAATAGATCTTGGTGAAGAATATGAGATTGAAAAGGTTATAATTACAAACCGTCGTTCGTGTTGTAAACACCGTTTGAGAAACACTATAATAGAACTTTCAAAGACGGTCAACGGGAGTAATCCCGTTGACCCCAAGGGATCCAGGGCCATCACCAAAGATGAAGCTATAAAGGCAACGATTACATGGGATGTAAAAACTGATAAAATGACCAGTGCTTAGGTAAATTAATTTCTAGTTGTATTTTAATAAAGATGTCTCAACGACTTGGAATGTCAGACGGGCGATGTTTTACCATTCACTCCTCAGCCCAACTTACCAACAACTATTTGATGCAACAAAATGGTATCAAATTCGAAGACAATTATTCTTTCCGACAAGCCCTCCAAAAAAAGGGTCCAGAGTTTTTGTCCAAGCTCCAAGAACAATCCCGTTCTTCTTGTGACCCATGCAACAAATACACTGATATGTCAGCGACCTATTAGACAGTGTGATAAATCCCGATAAAAACTTTAAAACCATACTCTAGAATGTCACAATGTGCCATATGTCTCAATGAGGTAAGGTCAACAAGGACCAATATCCCTCTTCGGTGTGGACATATGTTTCATTCCCACTGTCTAGAGGAATGGAGAAATAAAGGTAAGAATACCTGTCCCGTATGTAGAAAAGTTTTTGACGTTTCGCAATTTAAGGTGACAGTGACGGTTCAGAACAATTACACAGAACAATCTAATACTGTGTTATTGGAGAATGAAGACGTTTTCAATTTAATGGATATATTTAATATTTCTTTTGATGTTGAAAATACGCTAGATCTAGAGAGCATTCTTGCGGACCTTGGGATGGGTCTTTCCGACCTTGATCCCCTTATCCTTGACGCAGAATGAGCTACAATATCGCTCATAGTTTAGACCAGGGTAGTTCCTATCCGCCTTTCGTGGGTCTTTAATTGCCTTGCCAGATGCATCAACCAGAAGCGGCCCCGTTGCCCACCCCCGCTTGTGGCTGAAAACATTGGCTCGGAAAGCTATTCTCTTATTTGGTGCAAACTTACCAGCGCGCTTTACACGAGAGAGTGGCACCTTGAAGAATTTCGCTACCGATTCCTGTGTATCACCGGGTTTAACACGATACTCCACGACCCTGTGTTGAACATAGAAGTGAAAGTCCCCTTGGCGAATGTAATTTGTTGGTCTTCCAGGACACACAAACATCATGACCTTATAGTATCCCTTCTTACACTTTTCACCAGGTTTCGCGCGATAGACCTTTCCAGGGTTATCGGACAGAACAGCTTTTGGAAGTCCAGTACAAGTTGTGTAATCATTTGGTTTGTTTGAAAGACCCGATCTATCACCTGGAATACTTTTCTGCCAGCGGTAAGCCTCATAATCACCCACGGCGTATGCATAACAATTATTATTACCCTTACCGGTGGCAGTCCCCCAACGACGGTTGGTGAACTTTCTTTCGGAACCACTGGTGGGGAGGTTCTTCATTTGTAATTGATACAGAAAAAAATATAGCTATTTAATAAAATGCAGGTCGTCGAACGCGTCGCCAAATCCGAAACCAAGTCTGATATGCTCACAGAGATTCTCCTCTTTATTCTCAATATTCTCATCGCGACCTTCGTACTCCGATTCGCGTGGAACAGATCCCTTGTTAAGCACATTAGCGCTCTCAAGCCAATTAACACCTTGCTTGACGCTTTCATTCTCGCCCTTTCATTGAGCATTATTAAAGCTTAAATATTCTTATAAAAATCCAATAATTCATTATTGATAAGCTGAAACATTCAACTTATGAGTAATTAGAGTATTTAGATTTCACGGTAACCCACAATCTTTTCGCCATCTGGGCTCACAAGGGTTGGGAAGGCTTCCATACCCGAACACCCACCTTTTTCACAATCTACAAATTTGTATGGTTTTCCTTTCTGCCGCATATAGTTCAACTGTTTCACAGTCCAGCCACATTCCTTGCTCCCGTACACAGTCCATTTTCCCCCGCTTGGAGCTGAACTTTTTGTCATACGGAAAAGAATAAAAATAGCAATGACAGCTAGGGCGATTTTTGTCAATTGTTTACGGCGCATTATTGTATATTATACATTACATATTTTTTATGAGTCTGCACATTTGGTCCTTGGTCAATTTTGGATCTAAATTGAACATCTTCGCCAAATCACCCTTTTTATAGAGACGACACTTCCGTCTGTCAATTTTGGTGTTACCATTCTTGTTGATTGATATCTTTGGTCTCTGTTTCGTGGCTACAGGAGCTGCATTTGGAGATTTAACCCTGGCAACACCGGGTCTTTTTAGTGGCATCTTCTTCTTTTCAGCATTCTTCTGGAGAACAGCCACGGCGCGGCGAATGGCACTTGACTGATTAGCACTCCCGCTACGCACGGGTGGCTGTGGAGGGCGGGGAGCGGCGACCGCTTTCTTTTTCTTTGATGGTAGAACCTTTTTGAGTATACGAACAACGGGGTTCTTCTTTGGTGCACTACTAAAGAATGGATGTTTTAAAATTGTTTCATAGGTTGGAAGATTGTGTTTCGCACCCAATACCAATCTGAAATTATCAACGTATTTGCCCCAACTGGACTCCGTCCACCGCTGTCCCTGCGCTCCTCGGTACTTTTCGGGTAATACATCACGTATGAATTCTTTTGCCTGTTTATAACCACCATACTTTGACAATTCGTAATACATTGAATTAAGAATGTAGTGTGCATCATACATTATGTGACTTTTACTACCAATACCATGAGACGAGGCGAGTTCCCCAGATGTTACGATCGGGTTTCTCACACCTTCCATGGTGGACATACCAAAATCTATGATTACTGGTTTAAATCCACCCTTCGTTTTAAGAATGAGTAAGTTGTTTGAGTGAAGATCGTGGTGTCTGAATTTTGGGTATTTTTTATGAATGTTGGCCAGGTTTTGTATCACTTGTTCAATGACCTTTTTAACAGCGACCTCCCTTGGTTTGGTCTTTAACCACCCCTGAAGGCTTTTACCGTCGATGTATTCGAAATAAAGAATATCGTCCGTGCGACACGATTTGAAATGATACATGCGTGGTGTGCCCATCCCTTTCAATTTTTCGGCAATACGATACTCCATCTTGGCGCTTTCTTCTGTCGTAACCTTAATCGCGACCTGTGTGGCACATTTATCATCGATACATCCATAGAAGACTGTACCATACTGACCCTCCCCTATGGCACGCAATCGCGTCGCCTTATTGATTAAGAGTGGTTTTTGTGTGACCCTAGTGAAAAAATGATTCTCGGGGTAACACGCCTTTGAGACACCATCCTTTTTTCCTCGTAGGATTTTCTTAACTTCTTCGCCAACCGCATTCTTCTGGGAATTGGTCTTGGCACTGTTAGCTATGTGGACAAGATCTGAGAGCTTCACCATACTTATTACAAACTAAGAAAAATTTCTATTGTACCATTCTAAAAGTGACGGTGGCCATTCTGCTTCATCTCCACACTGGGCACATAATTCTTCATGAATATCTTCTTTGGTATGATACCCCTTGATATATTCAAGGATATCTATATTTTGACTACCAATCGCACCAACTAAAGCCGCTAACGAATAAAGTTCCATAATTTCCTCAGACTTAACAAGTGTAAAGGCCGTCTGAACTGTATTCATGAAAACCTCAAACATATCGGCTGCGGTCTCGTGATGTTTGTGTGATGCAATCCAGAAAGTTATATAATCTTCATGTTCGATGGAACAGTCACTAAGTCTTAATTCAATTTCATACAGGATTTGATGTTCATTGACACGAAGCATATCGGGAATGCCATATTTGATCGCTTGCATAAGTTCCATTTTGTTTTGACTTACTTTTGCTATTACAAACCCCGACTTAGGTGACTATAAAATTATCATCGTGCCATTTTTGAATCACTGGGCAGTCAATGTCATAAAGTATGCGTTCCAATTCTACCTCATCTACATGAACCATCGCATGTTCGAGGAGTTTTATATTTTTACTCATCACAGCGCCAACCATCATTGATTTTCCCGACGCTCGCATGATTTCAGTCCAATGATAATGGGAATATTTGCCACAGGCGTTCTTAAAAATCTGGAACATAAGACACCCAGCGGTATGACCTGAACACTTCGCAACCCAATGAATTAGGTATGATTCCGGGTGTTCATATTCTTCTTCTATCTCAAATTCAACACAAGTGACGATATCGGGACTTCTCAACGAAAGACCATCATAATCTCTTTCGTTGATAAGTTTCGCGAGTTCCCGACGAATCCTTAAAAAATCCAGTCTGCGGTAAAGTTTACCAGAGGGTAGGTCGCGTAGGTGAAACATATCTATTTTTTTATGAGAAGTTTTTAATTACAATTATTCTTCATCTACTTCTTCTTCTTCTTCGATTTCAATATCTTCATCAACCTCGTCGGATCCTGGAAGGTCAAGACCCTGGAAGGCGAAAGAAGGAAGCCTGGTAGATTGCTCAAGAAGAGCCTGCTGGAGACGAATGGTTGCACCAAACTTGTTGTCGATAAACCAAATGGAGCTCACATCAACAATAGCCATAGCCTTTTGTCCCTTCTCAATGGTGTCCAGGGAGACGGCTTCCTTTTTCATATTGTAAGCCTCTGGAACAAACGAACCATCGGGCTTGGTAGCAATCTTAAGCTTGAGAGTAGATGGGTACGGTTCCTTACCCGGACGGACAACCGGCTTATACAGAGCCTCGCGCAAAACGGCCACATTGAACTCCTTTCCCAACCATTCCTTCGAGTTCTCAGCGACTGTATTGACAATGATGTCGTCAAGTTCCTTGAATTTTTCCTGAAGTTCCACCGCTTCGGCATTATCTGGATCAAAGCTGAGGTCCAGGGAATACGTGGTGCGTCCCGTGCCCTCGTCCGTAAACGCGCTAAGACCATATGGCGAGCGCATGAAGGGAAGTTGAATGTATAGTTTTTTGTTGTCTCCTCCGTTGAGATAGACGGTCTTTCCGCCATTCTTATTCTTACGAAGTTTTGAAAACCCAACCGAAGCTGGGGAGAATTCAGAGGATCGTTGGATAGCAAGTGACATTGTAGTGGGTGTTATATATTTACTAGGACCCTCGACTTTAAGTCAGTTTTTTTATCCACCTATGGTAAAAGATAATCATGGGCCTCTTTAAAGATTGTGGTTGTGGGTGCGATGGTCGAAAACAACAGGAGAAGCTTATCAATTCCATAATTTCGGGTCTCACCTTTTTCATAATTGCGAACCCAGAAACTTTCCGTCTCATGCGTCGTGTCCTCGGGCCACGAATTGCGACACCAACCGGGTGTCCGTCAACAACCGGTCTTTTATTGCATAGCGTTGTTTTCATTCTCATTGTTTGGGGTATGATGAATATTAAGAATGAAGCTCCCGCGATTCCGGAGGATGAAGATCAACAGGAAGACGAAGGACAATATATTATTAAACCAACGCGCATGGCCGACGTTGTACCAGAACCAGGTGCAGAGGAATCTAAATTTGTTGATACCGGTGTTAAACTTGGTTCAATGGATCTTAGCTCTATATAAGAACAAATGATCGATCAGTTGTTTGTTCAATTTTCGTAAAACTAATATTTTTAAGTTTTTTATGAATATTATTCACATGTTTATGGGTAATAATAAAGCAATTTTCGATAAACATTTGACCATTATATTCCACAATGAGAGGCCCGGGTCCGCCAACCACTGATTGTAGAATTGCGTGCTGGACAATTGAGTGCATGTATGTGTGCCTTGGTTGTAAGATATTTGCATCTTATCTTTATCTCGGTCTAAGTAAATGCTTGGTCTCGGTGTTTCACAGGGACTCAAATTAGAGCAGTTAAAAATCAATGGGAAAGAGCATGTACTTTTTAAAACGGGCGATGGCAAAATATCTGTGGTAGATGCCGTATGTCCTCATAGAGGTGCGAAGCTTTGTAAAGGAAGGGTGAAGGGTAATAACATCCAGTGCCCGTATCATGGTTGGGAATTTGATTCAGACGGAGAACTTGTCAAAGTTCCTTCAACGAATAACATTCTTTGTAAAGCTAATATAAATTCATACCCAACCGTGGAAGATGGTGGGTTTATTTGGTCATCCAAAAACAGGGATAATTTACCCACTAAATATTGCCCAGAGTTATATGATCCAAATTGGGTAAAAGTTTACGGTTCAAAAGAACTTCGGGGGACTGTTCTTGATTGGATTTTAAATGCCACTGATATTTCTCATATTAACTTTGTTCACAACTTTGCCGACGAGGACAATGGTATTATAACGAATACCAAAATTGACATGTTTGACAAGTATGTTGACTGTCGTGCCGTGGTACAACCTAAAGCATCTTCGATATTCACTAAACATATGCAACCAGAAAATGGTTCTGAAATACATAGTCGCTTTGTAGCACCTTATACAACAATCATTCGCATCAAACTTAAAGATCCGTACGAGTTTATTACATTTAGCACGCTTCTCCCCATGGACGATAAAACGACAAAGATGTCATGGTGCATGTTATATCCAAAAATACCAATACTTAACAATCCATTGGTCTATAAAAGATTTAACAATAAAATGTATGATACGGTATCTCAAGATGAAGCAATTGTAAAAGATGTCACACAGGTTCCGCTTAATATTAATGCTAAGTGTGATATCTTTCAGTTGAAAGCTTTGGAACTACTAAAAGTTTAGAAATCTTCGTCAAAACCAATTTCATCCGCATCATCGTCCAATTTTCCATAGTCCCCAACTCTCTTCTCAAAGAAATTAGTCTTCCCATCGAGGGAGATATTTTCCATAAAGTCGAATGGATTCTTTGAGTTCCAAATTGGTGGCGCCCCGATCTGTTTTAGTAGACGATCGGAGACATACTCAATATATTCAGACATCTTCTCAGAGTTCATACCGATGAGATTACATGGGAGAGCGTCTAGAATGAAACCCTTTTCAATCTCGACCGCCTCCTTCACGATGGCGTGGAGGATTTTATTGTTAGGTTTATTGCGTAAAGTCTTGAAAAGTTCCACAGCAAACTCTTGATGGAGACCTTCATCGCGGGAAATAAGCTCATTTGAGAAGCACAATCCCGGCATGAGACCCCTCTTCTTCAACCAAAAGATGGCACAGAATGAACCCGAGAAGAAAATACCCTCGACACAAGCAAACGCAAATAGGCGTTCAGCGAAAGAGTGAGATTTTACGTCAAACCATTTCATAGCCCAAGTAGCCTTCTTCTGAATACACGGCACAGTTTTGATTGCTTCAAATAACTGCTTTTTTTCGGCCGCATCCCTGATGTATTTGTCAATCATTTTTGAATATGTTTCACCATGAACCATTTCATTATGACACTGATATGCGTAGAATGAGCGAGCTTCACTTATCTGAACTTCATCGGCAAAGCTATTATTTATATTTTCAAACACAATTCCATCTGATCCAGCAAAAAAGGCTAGAATATATTTTATAAATTTCTTTTCATTTTCATTCAGGGTCTTCCAGTCGTCGAGGTCTTTAGAGAGATCTACTTCTTCCGCAGTCCAGTTGCTCATTTGAGCCTTCTTATAGAGGTCCCAGAGATGTGGATACTTCAGGGGAAAGACTGTAAATCTGCTTAGGGTAGGAAACAGAATGGGTTCATATTCTTGTTCAACCCACTCCTGGAATTCAAAGAAGTTTCCAATTCGACGTTCATCAATAAATATTTGAGGGTAGGAGTCAAGTCTACCACCACACAACTTCTTGAGTTCTTCCTTCTCGATCATAACTTTTTCATATTCAACACCTTCCGATTCACATAACGAGACGGTGTGGTCACAGTACTCGCAGCCCTCCTTCGAATAAATTGTGATTTTCATCTGTGTTATTATTGTTGATAATTTTTTGCCCGAAAACTCTAAGCATGATTGTGCCATCCGAAATAATTGAAAATGATATAATTAAACTACTTGTAAACGAAGACAACATAGAGGACGACTTCCTAGCTGTTGTGGGAATGAATACTGGCCTGACACTCGGAGTAAGATATCTAAACCCCACCGAGCTCATATATAAGTCGGCTTGTGTCTATAAACTTGATGACGGTGACATGAGTCCGGCTCCATATGAAAGTGTGATGGAACACCACCCAAGTGGAACAACCTTTGAGGATTTGGAATTCAAAATGATCGAGAATGGCCTGTATGCTAATATAAATGAAATTGACATCGAAGATTCTGATTCTGAAATCTACGATGGTGACGAGAGTGATTCAGAAATGGATGACTTTATCGTACCAGATAACGAGATTGACGGTGAAGTAATTCGTCCTCCTGACTATAAAGCCATAGACAAGGAGTGGAACGCATGGGAGCCAAAATCTCCAGGGGCGCGTAGTTTTAAAGAAACCGTTGATGCTATTGAAGCCATGGCCAAAGCGCGTGCAGACAACCTAAGTTTTGGTGCGTAATTACAAAATACAAAAAAGCTCGCCCCCAATTATACCAATATGCTGGCAGCTATCTGGTCTGATTTAGACCAATTATTACCCAAACCCAATGTTAACAAGCCAGTTAATACAAATTTTTGTCGTGAGTGCTCGGGGGTGAAAATCATTTCACCCGAAGGTCTCCCCACGTGTTCAGAATGTGGTCTCATTGAAGACAACTTTGTTGACGAGAAGCCCGAATGGACAAGTGGTATTACAGATGATGGACGCGTCAGTGATCCCTCGAGATGTGGTACTCCAAATGCAAACCCGGAACTCTTTTCGCAGAATTGGGGCAAGGGTACTGTTATTTCAACTCAACGCTCATCAACCTACGAAAACAAACGAATGGCAAAAATTAATTTCCATATGTCAATGAATCATAAGGATAGATCACTGTTCCATGCATACAGGGATATTGACGAAGCTTGTCATGCGCTCCCAGATGTGGTGCGCAAAGACGCAATGATGATGTATAGAAAGTTTAACGATGAAAAACTTACTCGCGGTGCAGTCCGTCTCGGTATCAAAGCAAATTGTGTACTTTACGCTTGTAGACTTGCTCAATTTCCACGAACAACCAAAGAAATCGCTGATATGTTTGGTATTCAGTCTAAAGATATTAGCCGGACAACACAAATATTTAAAGATACAGTTATGGGTATCACCGAAAAGAACTACGTGACGAAGGCCCACGACGTGATGCAAAGACTTCTCAACTCTTTTGACGTCACGAGAGAGCAACATCTCCGATGTAACAGGATGTGTACTAATACAGATGATTGTGTAGAGCTTATGAGTAAAACACCGACTAGTATTGCGTCTGCTATTATTCACATTGTACTTGGTTCGGAAGTAACAAAGGTACAGGTGTGCGAAAAATGTTCGGTCTCTGTACCGACACTAAATAAGATTGAGAATATCGTAAAAAAACACTTAGAGGCTAAAAGACTACTTTAATAAAGAATGGTGGTCAAATTGTTTTTGGCCACACCATGCTACGGTGGTTTATGTTTAGAAAAGTATGTAATGAGTATTATAAGGCTTCAGATTCTATTAATTAGGGAAGGTATCCAGTTATACATGGATACCACCGAAAATGAATCACTCGTCCACAGGGCTCGTAACGTCGCTGTGGGTCGGTTCATGCAGAAAAGTGATTGCGATTACTTCATGTTTATAGATGCTGATGTTCATTTTGATCCCGAAGCTGTTGTCCGCCTTATTAAGTCCGGTCATGATGTAAGTGTTGCGTGTTATCCCAAGAAGGTGGTTAACTGGGAACAAGCCGCATCCGCAGTGAAGGGGGGAGATGAACGTAATATGGCGATGTTGTCTTCAAGTCTTGTGATTAACTTTGGGGCGGCAAATAGACCCGTTAAGGATGGATTTATAGAGATACTGGATGGTCCCACTGGTTTTATGTGTATCAAGAGGGATGTTTTCAAACAGCTGGAGGAAAAATACCCAGAATTGTGGTGTAAAAATGATCATCAAAATAGAGACTTTGATGATTATCATGCAGCTTTTGATTGCATGATCGATCCGGGCAATCGTAGGTATTTGTCGGAAGACTACGCATTTTGCAGAAGATGGCAGCAGGTGGATGGTGGTAAAATATACGCAGATGTAAATACAACTCTCGGGCATGTAGGAAACTTACCATTTACGGGCTGTCTCAACGAAAGGCTTAAGGCTTAGACACTTTTAATTTATATTATGAACCTCGTTACTATAATTGTTACCCGTTCCAAAAGTTGTCACGTTAAAACGCTACATGCAATTCTACGCATGAACTTGAAATGTATACAAGAGCGAATTCACAATGAAATTGTTTTTGTTGATGATGACCCATATAAGAAATCCGATGTTATTCAGAAATATATACGAACGTGTGATCGAATATTTTTTGTTGATTTTGGTGTAGGTGTGGATCAGGAATCATTAAACCAGGTTTTTGAAAAACATGAAGGCATTGGTTGCCTTGTTTTTCCGGGTGTCAAGGAGGGTGTGGATTGGGGGTTGTTTAAGAGTAAAGTTTCCAGTGATACAAAAGAACCAGTTGAACAGATGGGTCTCCATTTTGACACAGAGGTTGGTAACGAAATTTCTAAAAACATCTACACCGTGAAAAGCAGTGAAGCCCGTGTGTGGCTGATAAATACAAAAAATGTTATAAAAAGTATCAAAGACAAAAAAAATGGAAATATAACAATTCATCCTAAAACATTAGAAAAGTTCAAAGAAAAGGGTGTGAAGATTTGTGCGTTTACAGCAGCTAAGTTAACAATGACATACACACATGAATGTATAAGTAACATCCTGAACGCGGCGGGAGTTAAAGCGAGTTAAAGTTTAAATTGTATTACAAAACATGTCCTTCGAAGAGCACGTGATAAATTATATACACAAGGTTTGGGGAAGTCGGGATTATTTCCCCGGGCCCCAACCAGTCTCTATTGAGTATCGTCACTTCCCCATTCTCAAAAGCAACGAGTATGTTGTTTGTGAGAAAACGGACGGCGAGCGACACATGCTTGTCGCCTTGACATATGAGGGTAAAAATAAATCTGTATTTGTAAACAGAGCCTTCAATATTACCCCGGT